TCATCAATGGCATTGCCGATACTTGACGTGTTGCCCATTGTTTCATTGTAATATGCGTTGTAATCTTCAAGAATCTTCTGGCTTGCTTCAATGCTTGAGTAGTACTGATCCGCCGCAGCAGATAATTGCATCAAGGCCACATATGCCGCTTGCCCGGATTCGGTTGTTAAGTCTAATCCTTCAACCAAATCTTTAAATTCGTCCCTTGTGGCAGGAAGAACAAGAGCAAGCTGATTTTGCGAAAGTCCGGTAGCGGGGTCAACAACAGCCGAAGCGTCGTTAATGTACTGAAAGGCATCACTTAACTGTTTCTGCAAGGCAATTTGTTTATCAGCGTCCGAAAAGAATTTGTCATAATAGGTTGAGGCCGCTTCTGTTAAAGCATCAAGTCCACCGGCCAAAGTGATAAGCGCCTCACTTAATGCAATAGCGGATTCTGCGTCACCATCAAATGCCTGATTTGTCATTTCAAGCATGGACATTATGATTTCTTTGTCCGTAATGATTCTGATAGCGGTTTCCATCAAGCCTTCATCGACTTTTTGGTATTGCGTTAGGATATCGCCGAACAAATCATACACGGCCTGATCCATCATGTTTGAAAAGGCAGCGTTCAGATAGGCGTTGGCTTCTTCAGTTGTCATGCCTGATATATCAATATTATGTGCTGAGAAAACATAATTCAGCGCCGCATTCACATCCTGCCCTAAACCTTCAGCGATCATGACAAGTGTTCTGCTCATGCTGAAATATACTTTATTCAAGGCATCAATAACCTGTTGATCAAGAGTTGAATAAATCCAGTTTTGAGACTGGCTATCAGTCCCGAACATTCCCCCAGATGTATTGGTAGTGATAAGGGTAAACGCTTGCGCCTGAATTGATGCACCATCAAGAATGCTTTGAACTGTAGCGGCCCCGATAGCAAGGCCAGCCGCAGTCACCCATGATTGAGTTGCACCCCCAAAAATTGACCCAACAAGCGATCCGACAAGATCGGTAACGAAATTACTAAAAACATCCACCACCGGGAAACTACTGCCGAATATAGCATTGAATTGACTTTCAGCAGCCCCGATTGTTGATGGAGGTGCAGTTATCCCGGTTAATCCCCCCGTCCTGATAATGCTTGTAAAAAGGCTTGTGATGTTGCTATTCAATTGCTTCATCTCGTTGTAAATGCCGGTCAGCTTTGTGTACTCCATATCGTAGGTGTCTTGCATAAGCGCAAGGGAGTTTTCAATGGACTTACTGCCTACGCCGGATTCAGCGCCTAAGACACCGGATGCGCCTTGCATGGTTGGCGCAACGTATCCACTACTTCCGCCTCCAACTGACCCGCCAATAGTAGCAAGTAACGCTCCCATGGCAGCCGCTACCGCTGCAATTCTGGGAAGTGCCGTATAAACATCCCCACCAACACCTTGATACGCTATCGTTGCTACAGCGTTAATTAAAGCAAGCGCCTTGCCAGCCGTTGCCATTGCTTTTGATGCCTCACCCCACTTGTCAAATTCGGCAGAACCCTCTTTATACATGCTCTGAACGGCTGAGAACGCTTGGCCCATAGAATCAATAGATTGACCTACCAATGCCATTTTGCCAGCGAATGTGCTGCTATCAAGTTCGGCTGTTTTTTTGGCGACCCATGCCGCTTTATCAAACATAGTTTGCTGAGCGCCCAAAGCATTTTTTGTGACTTTATCTTGAAGCTCAATCCGCTTATTGGCCATGTCTTCGGCAGCTTTTAAGGCATTATTTGATCCTTCTTTATCACCCATGCCTTTCAAGAAGTCCGAATAAGCCCTGAGTCTATCTTCCCATTCTTGCATCAACTTCTGTGTCAAATCTTGCTCGGCGGTTATTTGACCCTGTTGTTCCTTTGTCATTCCAGTCCCGCCAGCCGCTTTCTGAAATTCACGTTCAAGCGCATCGGCTTCGTTCTTGATTTTCAGAATTGCAATATCGCGATATTCTTTTGTATATTCCTTTCCCATGTCTTTTAAATATGAGAGTTTCATGTCAAAGATTTTGCGCTCGTTTTGATTCTCATATTTAAAAAGCTGTTCGGCAACCCATTTTTCTTGATCAAAATAAACCATTGAACTTTTCATTTTAGATGCAAGTTCAGCGGCTTGATTTTTTAATGATAATTCATAAATTGCCCGTGAGGTTTTGGAATATTCGCCTTCTGTTACTTCAAGATAATTTAATGCAATATTATATTTCGCATGTTCGTTGTCTCTTCTGAGTTTTAATTCATCTGCGTAAAAGGCATCTAAAAGCAATCTTTTCCCAACATCATCAGCATCGGCCCATCGCTGGCTTTCAGTATATTTAACTTTCAACGCTGCAATTTCAGTGTTTAAAGAATCTTCTGAATATTGGTCAATTGTATGGTACAGCCGCGCGGTTACTTCAAGATTCTTTTTAGCATAATCCTCGCGTTTGATTTTGGCTTCTTCTTCAAATTTGCTCTTATCTGTGAGATACCCGATTTCAATGCTATGTAATTTCGCCGCCAATATTCCCTGGGCATCATAAGATGTTTTTTCTGAACCCGGTTTTGCAGCAGCGTTTTTAGCAGCGTTAGCTATAGCAGCATTATTTACTTCAAATCGGGCTATTTCTTCTTGTCGTGTTTTGCGTTCAGAAAGAGCTTTTTCCTCAGCGTCAAGAAGTGTCTGGATTGTTATTAGTTCATTTTGACCCTGTCGTTGTGAAAGCTTAGCTGCTTCCTTCGCCAGATTCATAGCATTTTCATAATAATGCTTGTTATCTTCGTTCATGGCTTTAAGCATGTCGGAATGATCTTTTGCGGATGCCTTGAACCCAGGATCAGGCATGGGGGGGATCACCGGAATTGGAATATTAGCTATATCCCTATTTATTTTTTTAGCCTCATCAGTTACAGCCTTATATTGATAATCTAAAAAATCTTTGGTTATTTTTTTCTCTTTTTCGTATTGTTCTTTTAATTTATCAATATTCTCGTTTGCATTATCAACTTTCCCAGTTATTGTCCCACCAGGAATCAACAAGTTCCCCGCTAGCTTTGCATATTCAACCCCAACCTTAAATTTATTAACAAGCCAGTCCCATGATTCCATGATTCCGCCCGTCATTGCAACCCCAGCCATTCTGACTGCTTCGAATTCATTGGACAGATAAGTTCCGATAGAATAGCCAATTATTGCACCAGTAAAGCCAACCCACGCAAGAGTCATGGAACTTGTTGCAAGAGTCACTCTTTTACTCATCAACTCCCACTGAAGCGCAATCCAAGCGGCGGCATCGCCAACTATAACGGCTTTTGCTAATGCGGTTACTGCAAAAACTCCCAATAAAGCAATGGCTCCTTTTATGGCAAAAGAAATTGCATCATACGCTTGGCCAACAAACTTTATAATATCTTCTGAATTGGTCTTAATCCATTCAACAGCCGATTTTCCGCCTTCGATTAAATCTTTATATACATTTTTAAAAATACCTCGTTGAATAATACCCCATGCAGTTTGAAGCGATGATCCTACTGATTCCCAAGTTTTGCTAATATCCCCACTTGCAGCAGTTATTCCTGATAAATATGGAGCAAGGCGCTCTAGTGTATCGCCATGTTGCTTGCCAAGTTCTACAACATCTTTTAGTCCACCTTTATAGACCCCTTCTTGCTTAATAATTCCATCAATCATCATCGCTACTCGATCAGTAGCTTTAACTCTACCCGTCATAAGGGCATTCATTTCTTGAGACGCTTGAATTTCTTTGTTTTGACCTGTAGTGAGCAATGCAATGGTATTTGTTATAGCAGTGAATGATTCAACCTGCTTAAAGTTATTGGTATCAAGGATAACTCCGTGTGTCGTCATGGCTCTATTCATAAGTTGAATCTGTTGAAAATTGGCAAAAGAATTAGCATCAATTTCCATTAATTTCAAATTCAATTGACCAGCATAAGCAACGGCATTTTTATAATTTTCTGCTACATTGTTATTTCCCTGCAAACTGGTTATTTGAGCCGCAACCGCAATGGCAGAAATCTTAAAATCATCTATTGCCTTGATCCCAGACATGATGCTTGAACTTATAACTGAAAAAACAGTTGATACAACATAATACGCCGCATAAAACCGCAGCACAGCCCTCGTCATTGACGCCATGCTCATTTCATGTTCGCCAACCATTTCAGCGTTCAGTTTTTTAAGTTGGTCGTTTTTAGCACGTTCGAGATTGATTAGTTCTTGTTGATTTCCTTTTGCGGCGGCGGAAAGGGTGGCATAAGACGATAGGACAGCGGCCTTGTCTGCTTCGATAGCGAACGTGGGGCGGATACCCATTGTTTTCCACATGGATTCTGATTCTTGAGCGGCAGTTTTAACCGCTGCCTTTTCAAAAGCCATTTTCTTCATCCAATAGTCGGCTGAATCTTGCTGTGCTTTGTTCATGGCCGATTTTTCAAAGGCCATTCTCCGCATCCAGTAATCGGAGGTTACTTGTTCTGATTCCTTAATAGCCTGTTTTTCGAATGTCATCCTTTTAAGCCAATAGTCAGCATTTTCTTGTTGTGATTTTTGTATGGCCTGTTTCTCAAAGGCTATGCGTTTAGTCCAGTAGTCAGAAGATTCTGCTTGAGATTGTTGTTGGGCTTGTTTTTCAAACGCTAATCTTTTAGCCCAATAGTCTGATGATTCCTGTTGCGATTTGTTTCTTGCGGCTATTTCAAAGGAGTTTTGTTCATTGTAGAGAGCTTTGGATTTTTCAGTGTAAGCGGCTAATGCCCTCAACTTGTCTGCTTCAGATGCCTTTGCGGATTCAGTGATCTTGAGGTAAGACAATGCAGCGTTAGCGGCCATTGTGGTATAGACGCTATCAGACTTAATGCCCAATTGCTTGAACATATCTTCAGTCTTGATCGTGCCGTTGACAAGGGTATCATAGACACGCTTTAAGCCCTGTTCCATCTTATTTGAATCTAGGTCGATGACCGCAACCGCCACGCCAACAGGTTTCATTTAATACCCTTTCGTCTGCCCGTGACCACCTTCAAGAGCGATTTGCATAGCATTACCAGCATTTTTCATGGCAGGGCGCATGAAAGATCTTGAACCACCCTTCCATCCGCCCCTACCATATTCAGCCTGTAGCGCCCACCACGTTTTGAAATTTCCAGCCATAATCCAGATGTTTCGTGATGCTGAATCTTTCTTTCTAACAACTCGAATTGTGGCGATCAAAGCGCCCGGATCGCGTTCCATCCATATTTGAGGCTGATTATGCCGGGTAATGGCGTAAGGCGGATGTTTAGGGTTGATTTTGCTTGCGAGTATTCGCTTCATGTCTTCAGCGATAATATGAGCCGCAACTTCAAGCCGATCCAGTGTAACACCAATACATTGGGCTTCGAATTCAGCGGTGTCCCAATTCAGAATCTTAGCCATGAACTAGTCCTCACTTTTCGCATTCATCCTTGGTATCCACCACTGACCCGCCAAAGTACAAACCTTTTCAAAACATCCAACACGGTCCTGAATTTGATATTCGTCAATCAGCCGCCATATTGCATCATGACGAATATCAAATGCGCTTCCTGGACCTAAGATGAGTTGATGACGGACCTTGTAAAAGATCCGCATCGCATCCTCATTTTCAGGCATAAGCTTATCTTCACATTCATAGCAAGGCGGCTCATCCGGCAGAATCCCCTTCTTCTTTCTTTCATTGTGCATTTCCTTGCAAGCCAGGCAGTTTACGCCGTGAGAGGCGTCCCATTCTACCCGGCTGAGGAGTTTTTTTCCTCTGCCTTCGCATCCTCCGCTTCAGCATCGGCAATTGTTTTCAACGCCTCGGTGACAAGCCGCAGGAATTTGGAAGAACCGTTTATATATTTCAGCTTGTTTTCCTTGGTGCAAGCAATGGCCTTTCCGTCCGGATCATTGAACTTTTCCCATGCCACGATAGCATGATCCCAAAATAATTCAGTGGCGAGGTCTTCATTTTTATCCTCAACATCAAACCGCGCCGGAGTTCCTTCAACTTTCTTGAACTCAACCCGCTTCTTGACTGTAAGTTTGTTGATTTCCTTAAACTTCGCCGCCGAAACCGTTCGAAGCTGAATCCGCCCTCCGCCGTCAAGATCTACCCATTTGCCTGGTTCATCAATTTCAAAAATTGTCATAACACACCCCTCTTTCTGAGTTGCGCCCCAAAGTTAAAAAGGATGCCGGGAAGCTGACGGGGCGATCAGCATTGGTTTCCCTATCCCGGCAAGGTGAATTAACTACCAGTTCCGACCTGCTCCATTGCCTGCCCGGAAACTTTACCGCTATAGCTGGTTGTGCCGAGTCCAGAACGGGGCAACGTGACAGCCTTTGCGTTGGTCGTGATGATATTCCCGCCCGCAGCTACCCGCCAAAATGTTGATGTATTGGCGTACAGATAGAGGTCGGTCGAAACGGTTCCAGCCAGACAAAGAGCGTCAAGAGCTTTCTGGCCAGCAGTATCAGCCGGATCGTAGTTGCCGGAAAAGCTGATCGTTCCAGGATCTCCGGTGCCGTCCGGGATGAATGTTTTAATTGTTGATCCAAAAGCGGTAGTGTCGTATGTACCCATGACAAAACCGGATATCTGCCATTCTTTGATGTTGGCTATTACAACTGAGCCGAGCATCACCTTTCCACCTAATCCACTGATAGCACTCATTATTCACATCTCCTATTCAAGTTCTTCGTTTTCAATCGCCCCGGCTATTTCCCATTGTTCTAACGCTTGTAATGCTTCTGCTGGTGTATGTTTAAATCCTCTGATGAAAATACGGTCGCCATCACTTCCCATAGATCCAGAATCCAACCACTGATAAAGACACCATTCTTTTTTCGTTATTTCGGAAAGTTTCTTTTCCATTACGCCACCAACTCTATAGGGGCCGCTGATGTCTCAAATTTCGGCTTACTAACAAATACAGTTGAATCAATATTTTCTGTCAACTCAACATATTTATCATAAAGCCATTTATAGCGAGCTTTGAAATCGTCACCCGGAAACCACCCGAACGACCTCATACAGTAATGTTCTGCGAACGCATCAATAATCCAGGCTGTCTTACCCCCCCCCCATGCCTGAAGTACGCACAGCGTTCCGTACAGATCGAATCCGTCTAAATCCTCATCAAATCTGAACCCGTGTTTGAGATTGATCAAAATAACGCATTCATCCACACAACAAGCAGATTGCGGAAATTCGTGAATGTCTTTAGAATTGAATACATCGACAATTCGCATATCGTGAAGCTGACCACAAATACGACCGTGCATGTCTTTTCCGATAACCCCGGCCACTCCCCAATTTTCAGGAAGTAGCGCAATTTGGTCTTTAACTCGATCAAGCCAGCCTTGACGAAAGTACATATCTTGATGGACAAGCGCCGCGACCGTTGCACCGTTGTTCTCCATGATTTCGATTAACTGATTCAAGCCCTTGGTGGCCGATTCAGGATTTACGATATAATGCAAATCGCCCGGTAAAGCTGATTTTTTCAAAACAGTGTTGAATCGGTACGGATCGTTTATCATGACACCAAAAGATATCTTGATATCGCCAATGTCGATGACGGTTCTATCGGTCCACCGACCGGATTCGTAATAATTGAACAGGGCAAATAGGTTCGGCATGAAAACTGTTTGTTCGCCATCGTTCATATGATATTCTGCCAGTAGACCATCCCAATGATGAACTGTTTCATCATGAAGATATTTTTTGAAAATATGGCCTTTCACAAATGATTGTTGCGCAGATATCTTCCCGGCCATGACATTTTCAGGCTTGGCAATTAAAGTGCTGGTCGAATACCGCCTTTCTTCAGATGCACTATCTGGGATATGATGCCCGCGCTTCATGCTAATAATCACAACGTCATTATCCATCAATCGAATTGTGTCAAAGACTTCAGATTCATACATATCGTCATCGTCAGCAGTGACATAATAATCATCGTCAATAATAGGGATATTTTTTATGAACAGATTGCGTTTGTAACAACCCGGCATTTTTACTTTACAACTTGCAGCTTCATTCGGGATCACCAATGGGAATATCCACGTATTTTGGCCTTGATGATCAAAATCCACCATTTCATCAATGAACATAATCGGATGCCAGATAATGTTCATTGGTCGATATGCTTCAATAAGGCGATCTTTATTTTCTGGCCTTGAAAATGGGGTGACGATATGGATATCCGGCATTATCTCTTCCCCGTTTTTGAGTTATGGATGATCCCGATCCCTTGAATAGGGATAGCTGAAGAGTGATCTAAAAATTCAGCATATTTCTTTTTTGTACCAGCCTTAATTTCTGACCAAAACTTAACGACATCAGGGCATGTCGTTTCCTGAATGTCGTGAAACATGCAAATTTTTGCCTGGTTGCCGATGTTGTTCCAGTCGGCATTCACCCATGCTGAAGTATGTTCTCCATCAATAAATGCAAGGTCAAATATTTGCCCAGATATTGCATCACTGGCACAAGGTAAAAAAGAAAGCCAGTTCTCTGCGCTGATTATTGCCGCAATCTCAGGATTCAAATAATCGGTCGGGTCAATCCCTGTGCATTTGATTTTCGGGTTAAATCGGCGTAAATATTCAGACACGAAAATGAAATTCCCGCCCTGGAATACACCAATCTCGATATAGCTGTTGATTTTAAAATCAGACAGGTAAGCGAACGCCTTTGCTATTTGATCCGGAGTTTGATAGATACCTGCCATTTCAGGCGTTGCGTTTTTGAAAACTTCGTCCGCGCCAAATACATCCGGACCCCATTGAACAATTCCAAATGCCCGTACAAGGTTCGCCACCACTTCAGGATTCTTCAGTGATTCTTTATCGAGACATCTGATGAGATTTCTCACTGCTATGATATTTTTGTTATTCATATTGCCCCTATTCTGTCGCCATTACTTCAAAATCAAGATGACACGCCCACCCGCCATCAGCCCCATCTTGAGAAATTGAATCGTCTTCCATCGGACCAACGTCACTTTGAAGTTTTATGTAAATCAAGGTTGACCCGGTTATTGTCAAACTGCATTCATCATAAAGCGCTTTGATAGCATCGGCTATTTCATGCACTTCATTTGACGAATTCGGGTCAGCCGAAAACACGGAAAATTGAATCAACGGATTGTCATATTCTTCCGTGAAGGTTCTTTCCGGGCTGCCAGAAATACGGTAGAAAACCACGTAGGGATACCTGGTTCCAGTCGGAACTTTGCCGTAAAATATCTGGCCGCTGATCAGCGTGTCGAGTGCTGACCCGGCATTTTTGGCGTATATGGCGTTACGGAGTGCTTTCATGGATCAACCCTTTACTCTGAAAAAGAGCCAGCGATGAAACCCTCCAATGTCAACCGGATTGCCCATCATGTTATAGTATTTCCCCTTATAGCCAACCCGATAATTACTTTTTAAATCCGTACGCCATCTGATTTTCATCTTAATAACCGTCAAAGCCGTTGTCTGCATGGCAATCGCCATTTCTTCAGACTGGAATTCGTCAACAACCGCTGAGACCGTTGCCACCACAACCCATGTTGAAGTAAAGCCGCCACCTCCGTCCGGGATCTTTTCGGGACGTTCCAGCGTGATCCGTGCGTTGAATTCGCTTGGGCTTGGGCCGGTTATGGGTTTGGGCTTTTGCATTTTATTCCTTAATAAATGGATGCGGATCAGGGAGTTGAACCCTGGCGAGCTGGCTTATGAAACCTGCCGGAATACCCATTCTATCCGCATTAAAAACTCCCCCACAGCCGATGACTATAAAGCAAATTATCAATAACCGGCTTCAGAACTTCCGAACGATCCCC